CTGAAGAAAGGCAATATCAAGTAGAGATTGATTCAGAGGTAACTGCTACTGAAAATTTCTCAATCAAAGAAGCCAAAGATTTTATTGAAACACTTAATCTTCCACATGAAGTGCGAGATTACCAATTGAATTCTTTTGTTCATGCAATACGAAACAAACGAATACTTCTATTATCTCCCACGGCATCAGGTAAATCTCTCATTCTTTATTTGATACTCCGTCAAATACAAGATGCAAGCCATAAAAAAGGTTTGTTAATTGTTCCAACCACATCGTTAGTTGAACAAATGTATAAAGACTTTCAAGATTATGGATACGATTCAGATAAACATTGTCACCGACAGTATGCAGGTAAAGACAAGGTTACAGATAAGTTTTTAACGATTACTACATGGCAATCTATATACAAAAACCCACCAGAGTATTTTGAACAGTATGATTTTGTTCTTGGTGATGAAGCTCACCAATTCAAAGCCAAATCACTCACAACAATTATGTCTGGTACAATCAATGCCAAATATCGTATTGGTTGCACAGGTACATTAGATGGTACTCAAACACATCGCCTTGTATTAGAAGGTCTGTTTGGTCCTGTTTATAGAGCCACTTCTACCGCAGAGTTAATTCAAAACAAACAGTTAGCAGACTTTAAAATAAAATGCCTTATATTAAAGTATCCTGATTCTGTTTGTAAGATGGCTCGTGATTGGGACTACAATACAGAAGTTGAATATATAGTTATGAGTGCTGCTAGAAATGAATTCATTAAAAACCTAGCACTATCTTTAGAAGGTAATTCTCTTATTCTTTTCCAGTTTGTAGAAAAACATGGCAGAGATTTACATTCAATTATCAAAGAACAAGCAAAGAATCGCCAGGTATTCTTTGTTTACGGAGGAACAGATGTTGAAGTCCGTGAATCAATTCGTGCTATTACTGAAAAAGAAAAAGACGCTATTATTGTGGCATCTTACGGCACTTTCTCTACTGGTATTAACATTCGCAATCTACACAATATCATCTTTGCAAGTCCTTCTAAGTCTAGGATCCGTAATCTGCAATCTATCGGTAGGGGTTTACGGATAGGTGATGATAAAACTGAAGCCACATTATTTGATATCTCTGATGATTTCCGTATAGGCAAATTTACCAATTACACCTTGAAACATTTCGTAGAACGTGTTAAAATATACGATGATGAAAAATTCAATTACAAGTTTTATAACATAGACCTAAAAAATGGATAATATAAAAATAGTAAGACTACAATCAGGTGAAGATGTTATAGCAAATTATACTGATAATGAAGAAGGTTCAATTACCTTAACCAACCCAATGTCTTTGATGTTCAAAAGGATGCCAACAGGCAGAGCTGTAATGATGATGAGTCCTTGGTTACCTTTAGAATTAGTTGAAGATAATGTTGCTTGCATATATGCTCAAGACATTCTTTCCATATTTCAACCAAAACAATCAATCATTGATTATTATAATACAACGGTAACAGAGGTTGAAGAAGATAGGCAGAATGAAGAAATGAATGAACTGCATGACCTTGAAGAAGATGATTTAGAGATGTCAGCAGAAGAAGAACAAGAGGTTATGGAAGAATTAAACCTGCTTCGTCAGGATATTAAGAAGAAGCTTTTACACTAAACTTGCAAACGGAACACCGCTACTATAACATTGTCAAGCGATAAATGAGGCAAATGTAGCATAAAGATGGTGCTTTTTGTGGAAAGTATGATATAATGATTGTATGTTAGAATATAATGAACAGAACCTACAAACAGTATGTGAGATTATCAAACGAAATCTTACACCAGATTTGTTGCCAAAAAAATGGATAATTAGAAACGAAAGTAATCCTGCCTTTGGCCATTGTCATAATGCTTCTGGTTGTTTGTATAAGATATTTGGTTCTAAACAATTAAGTTTGTACCGAGGCTTTGATGGTGAAATATATCATTGGTGGGTTCAAGACAAATCAGGTAAGATAATTGATTTAACCTCAGAACAATACACAAGTGTTGGTAAATTACCACCTTATGATAAAGCTGAGAAATCAGGACTACTTGGTTTTGATTATAAAAAAAGAGTTCTTAAATTGCATGACAGAGTAGTAAATGAATTGAGCGGTAATAAATTAGGATTATTAAATCATTATGAGTAAAAAACACTATGTCAACAATGCTGACTTTCTGGCATCTCTGATTGACTATAAAGAAAGATGTAGAAAAGCTAAGAAAGACAAAAAGGAAGACCCACCAATTCCAAATTATGTTGGTGAATGTTTTCTAAAGATTGCAGAACACCTTTCTCGCAAGCCTAATTTTGTATCATATTCTTTTCGTGATGAAATGATTGCAGATGGTATTGAGAATTGTATCCAATACTTCCGTAATTTTGATGAAACTAAATCAAAGAACCCATTTGCTTACTTTACACAGATTATTTACTTTGCCTTTTTGCGTAGAATCCAAAAAGAGAAAAAACAACTGTATGTAAAGTATAAAGCAACACAACAATTTGGTATGCTTGACGAAGGCGAAATGTATGAAGATGTTGATGGTCATATGAAACAGTTTGAACTTTATGATAACATCGCCGAGTTTATTGAAACATTTGAAGAAGCTAAAGAAAAGAAAAAGAAATCTAAGACAAAAGGATTAGAGAAGTTTCTTGACGCTGACGAATTGGATATTCCAAAAGAACTATGAAGATTGCTCTTATAAACGACACCCATGCAGGTGCTCGTGGTGATGACCCACGATTTAATGAATTCTTCTTTAAGTTTTGGGAAGGCACATTTTTTCCTTATCTAAAAGAAAATAACATTAAACACATCTGCCATCTTGGTGATGTGGTTGACCGCAGAAAGTTTATTTCATTTGTAACACTTAATTCATGGCGTAAACGCTTCTTTGATGTATTACAAACAGAAGGTATTAATATGGATGTAATTGTTGGTAACCATGATGTTACTTACAAGAACACGAATGAGATTAATGCTATGCATGAGTTGTTTGACCATTACACAAATATTAATGTGATGATTGAACCAAAAAATATGGAGTATGATGGTTTATCTGTTGCCATGGTGCCATGGATTAACTCAAGTAACTATGAACAAGCTTTAGAATTTCTAAAGACAACCAAATCACAAGTAGTATTTGGCCATTTTGAGATTGCTGGGTTTGAAATGGACAGAGGTAATGTATGTCATACAGGCATGGACAAATCAACGTTTGATAGGTTTGATATGGTCTTATCTGGCCACTTTCATCACAAGTCTACCAATGGTTCTATTCACTATCTTGGTAATCAATATGAAATAACATGGGCAGATTATAATGACCCTCGTGGTTTTCATGTGTTTGATACCGAAACAAGAGAGTTGACATTCGTTTCAAACCCTAATAGAATGTTCCATAAAATTAATTATGATGATGCAACAACTGACTTTGCTTATTGGCAAGCATTTGACTATGCAGCTTTAAAAGATTGTTATGTAAAGATTGTAGTATTGAATAAACAAAACCCATATCTATTTGATAATGTGTTAGATAATCTATACAAGGCAGGCATTGGTGATATTGCCATTGTTGAGGACTTTACCGATACGATTATTGAAGATGATAAAGACCTTGTGAATCAGGCAGAAGATACAATGACCATTCTATCCAAGTATATTGATAACTTGACATTGACTGTGGATAATGATAAACTTAAAACTTTAATGAAAGAGCTTTATGTTGAAGCTCTCACTACTGAAACTGAATGATATTATTTCGTAAAATAAAATGGAAAAATCTGTTAAGTACCGGCAACCACTTTACAGAGATACAGTTTGATAAGTCACCTAGCACACTAATAGTTGGTTCAAACGGAGCAGGTAAATCTACAATGCTTGATGCATTGTGTTTTGTTTTGTTTGGCAAGCCATTTCGCTCGGTGAATAAACCATTGTTATTGAATTCAATCAATGGCAAAGATTGTCTTGTTGAAGTTGAATTTAATTCTGGCAATAAACACTATAAGATTGTTCGTGGCATTAAGCCAAATGTGTTTGAGATTTGGCAAGATGGTGAGATGATTAATCAAGATGCTGCTGTAAGAGATTACCAAGAGTACCTTGAAAAGTTTATTCTTAAATTAAACTATAAATCATTTACACAAATTGTAATTCTTGGTTCAGCATCATTCACACCATTCATGCAATTGTCGGCATCTGACCGCAGAGCAATCATTGAAGAACTTTTAGATATTCAGGTGTTTTCTGCCATGAACAATATTCTAAAAGACAAGATTACAATGAACAAAGACGCCACAATCACAAAAAAATATGATATTGATTTGGCTCAACAAAAACATGATTTGCAGAAAAAGCATATTGATGAACTGAAACAAAACAATGAAGATAAGGTAAAAGAACATGAAGGTGAGATTAGTAGTAGTGCGAACACCATATCCACGCTGGCAGAACAGATTACTCAATTCACCACAGAAGTCCAAGAGTTACAACGATTGGTTGATGCCAAGGTTGAAACAGAGGCTAAGGTCAAAAAGATTACAAAACTTGAATCGCAAATTGAAAGCAACTTATCCAAATTTCGTAAGGATATCAGTTTCTTTCAACACAATAACGATTGTCCAACGTGTAGGCAAGCCATTGCCATGGAATTCAAAGAGAAAGAACTTGCCTTACTTGACAATAGGGTTACGGAATGTGACCATGGCCTTAAAGAGTTAGAGAAAAAATTATTAGAAGAACAGGCAAAACTCAATTCAATTAATGAAACACAGAAACAAATTCAGGCATTACAAATTAGAATCGCTACCAACAACACATCTATTACAGAAACAAACAAATATATCAAGCGATTAGAAAAACAAGTTGAAGATTTGAAGTCAAACAAATCAACTACTGAAAAAGAAGAACAAGAATTAAGCATCATAAATGTTACATTAAAAGACTTAAAGCAACATTTATGTGACCTTATAGATGAGAAAACATATTACGAGGTGGCATCTGGCCTG